GCGCGTGTGTTGGCCGCGAACTTCTGGACTACCACCAGTTCCGCGCATCCGTACATGAGGTTCTTGATGAAGTTGCCCGCAGACCGGGACGCATAGTTCTGGCTCAACACGTCGGCTGTGGCGCTGCGGTCCTTCTTGCGCGCGGTCCATGTGCTGATGCCCAGCTCGACGAGCATAGCCGAGGATGAGATTGTCGGTGCCGACACGGTCGGTGTGTTCATATAATTCATTGTTGTTCTCCGTTGTCATAGGCCACGTTGTGGCCGAGGTTATGCCCGAGGCATAATCACCTCGAGGCTTCGTTAGACCGTCGTCAGACGTCTGCTGCGAAAAGGTGCGCGTTCTTGCGCGCCCATGTGGTGAAGGCAGCGTGGGTCATCATCATGCCCTGCTTGCTGTAGCCCTTGGCGCGCACGCCGTTGGCGAACATGCCTGCCGCCTCGGCGGGCAGCCTGTCGAGGTAGGTCATCCACGCGTCGATCCATTCACGCTCGATGATGGACAGCGTGCGATACACGATCATACACACGGCAGCGGCACCGGCTGGTACCTTGGCGTTGAGAGGGTCGCGCTTGATGGACTCGAGGCTCGGCAGATCGTCGGCAAGGTGCGTGAACGCCATGAGGTCCACGGCACCGCGCTCGCCAATGGCACCGATGAGGCCCGCCGTGATGGTGTGGTCGTCCAGCACGTCACGCAGCTTGACAAGGTCCGACGCTGTCTCCAGCGAACGCAGTGTCACAAAGGCCTTCCGCTGCGACCGTGGGTGGTAGATATACGGGTTGTCGTCGGGGTTGGGCACATCCTCGAACGACTGGAACAGTTGCGGTGTCTCTCGCGCCCAGCCAAGCACGGATGCGTCGAGGTTGTTGTTGATGCCCCACTCGATCCAACGCGTTGACTCCGACTTGGCCATGCGCACCACGATGATGGCGTTGCGCTGATGTGGCGCGAGGCTGTCGCCGACGCCCTCGGACCCGAGGTTTGACGTGCCGTAGATGATGCTGCCCTCGGGCAGCTTGATGCCGTTGACCATGCGCTCCAGCATAACGCGACGCACACCCTTCTTGACCGGCTCTGGTGACTTCAAGAACTCATCGAAGTTGATGATGACGGGCGTGCCGAGGTGCGCACCCAATTCGGCGTTGGGAACGAACTCGACGTAGTCAGAGATCTGGTCGCCAACCCGCTTCATAAACTGCGGTGCCGACAGGTCTTGAATGTCCTTGTTGGTGCAGTCGAACTCGACGTAGGTATGTGTCGGAAACGCGGCCTTGAGCATGTGGCGCAGACCGGAGGTCTTGCCGCTGCCCATATCGCCCTCCACGATAATGGTGCGCTTATGCCCGATCTTTCCGATCAGCTCGGCACACTGCGTTATGCTCAAGGCATAAAGGTTGGTTGCTTGTGACATTGTTTGGTTCTCCTTGGTTGATTATTCTGCTTGCGCGATGGGCGCGCCTTCGATGGTAGCTGTCGCCATACCGTGAGCCGGGATGATCTCACACACCCCCATGACAAACAGGTCTGGCAATGTTGTTGTGATGCGCGACTCTACGTGGTCGACGCCAGTGATCGCCACCTCGGTCAGCGAGACGCCGTCGCCAGCGACCTTCCACCGCCAGAGACGCCGACTGTTCCTAAGGTGGACCGTGGTACCGTCGCCCGCCACCGCCGCAAGATATCCGTAATGTACCCCGCTGTCATTGGCTCTGATAATGACAGGTGTCCCAATAAGACCTTCAAACATTTGTTTTTCCTTTGTTGTTCATGTTATGCTTCTCCTTCATCCGTCGCCGTAGCCGTGGCCGTGGCCGTAGCCGCGACCGCGACCGTCGCCGTAGCCGTAGCCGTAGCCGTCGCCGTGGCCGTGGCCGTTGCCGTTACCGCTGCCGTTGCCGTTACCGTAGCCGTAGCCGTTGCCGTTACCGTAGCCGTAGCCGTTGCCGTAGCCGTAGCCGTTGCCGTCGCCGTTGCCGTCGCCGCGACCGCTGCCGTAGCCGTTACCGTTGCTCATGTTATGCTTCTCCTTCATCCGTAGCCGTTGCCGTTGCCGTTGCCGTTACCGTAGCCGCGACCGCGACCGTCGCCGTTGCCGTTACCGTAGCCGCGACCGCGACCGCGACCGCGACCGTTACCGTTGCCGTAACCGTTGCCGTTGCCGTTGCCGCTGCCGTTGCCGTTGCCGTTGCCGTTGCCGTTGCCGTAGCCGCGACCGTAGCCGCTGCCGTGGCCGTCGCCGTTGCCGCTGCCGTGGCCGTCGCCGCTGCCGTTGCCGTTGTTGTTCATGTTATGCTTCTCCTTCATCCGTCGCCGTAGCCGTTGTTGTTCATGTTATGCTTCTCCTTCATCCGTTGCCGTCGCCGTTGCCGTCGCCGTAGCCGTCGCCGTAGCCGTAGCCGCGACCGCGACCGTCGCCGTAGCCGTGGCCGCGACCGCGACCGCGACCGTCGCCGTAGCCGTCGCCGTAGCCGTAGCCGTTGCCGTTGCCGTTGCCGTAACCGTTGCCGTAGCCGTTACCGTAGCCGCTGCCGTGGCCGTGGCCGCTGCCGCTGCCGTTACCGTCGCCGTAGCCGCTGCCGTGGCCGTTGTTGTTCATGTTATGCTTCTCCTTCATCCGTCGCCGTGGCCGCGACCGCGACCGCGACCGTTACCGTAGCCGTTACCGTTGCCTTTGCCGTTGCCGTCGCCGCGACCGCTGCCGTAGCCGTTACCGTTGCCGTTACCGTTACCGTTACCGTTGCCGCTGCCGTCGCCGTTGCCGTAGCCGTTACCGTTGCCGTAGCCTTTACCGTTGCCGTTGCCGTCGCCGTAGCCGCTGCCGCTGCCGTTGCCGTAGCCGTAGCCGTTGTTGTTCATGTTATGCTTCTCCTTCATCCGTTGCCGTTGCTCATGTTATGCTTCAGCCATAATTGGCAGCGCCAGCATCACGTCCACGCAGTCGCAGGCCAGCACGCCGTATTCGGCAGCGTCGTGGTAACGTGCAAAGTATGGGTCGTCGCTGACCTCGGCGATGTGATACTCGCCGAACTCTCGTGTCGTGTCGTCGAGCCACCGCGAGAACGCTCCGGTCTCGGTGTCGTCCATGCCGGATGTGTCGCCATAAGCTACCGCAGTCAGCCAGTGTGTTGGCAGTGCCAATGTGAGAAGTTCGAATTGCATGTGTTGTCTCCTTGGTTATGCGTTAGGCATAATGCCGTAGTGTGCAGCGCGCTCGGCGTCGATGTGGATCACGTCAGTGTGAAAGGTGTCATACTTGCCGCGCCGGACACGCAGGACGGCAACGCCGTCGGTCGTGAGCAGGTAGTCTTGCGCGTCGTCGGGGTATGCGTAGACGTTGGTGCCGAGCCTGCGGACGAGGATGTAAAAGCGCGCGCCCTCGGCGAGAGCCGCCGCCTGTGCCGCGTCGTGCAGCAGGTCAGTGAAGTAGGCGTCGTCCGCCATGAAGGGCAGGGCCTTGCGGCTGATACTGCCGAAGGCTGTTCGGAACGCGTTGTTGGTGTCGCTGATAAGCAGCTGGTTGGTGATCTTTGTCATGTGATGTCTCCTTGGTTGGTTGTTATGCCTGACGCATAATGCGTAGGCGTCAGTTGTTGGTCCCATGCACCGAGCGAGTTGTCAGCCCGCATGGTGCGTTCTTGTGTTGAACGCCTGCTTGTATGTTCGTTCGGCCGTTGTCGTGGCCGTGCCGGTGTTTCCGGTCCTTCGCGTGTCTTGTCGTCGATGTGGGTCTGCACACCGTTGGCCTTGGGGCCACGCGGCTTCTTAGGCAAGTCTGGCCTGTGTCGTGGAACAAGGCGTGGGTCCGTTATGCGTGACGCATAAGCGGTGGTGCCTTGGCTGCGTGTGGATCGCAGCGGGTACGCAGGGAGGCTCATCTCGCGCGGTGTGCAGCATCGGCAGTGGGATTTTCTCGTCACCCCGACGCGCTGGGTCAGCAGGTCGTCTAGCATCATCGGGCATTATGTGTGGGACATAATGCGCCTAGCGGGTTGTGCGCCAATGGCGCATAGCAATGTCAAAAAGCGTGGGCAACAAGACCGGAACAAAACAACTAGATTATATAATACGATATAACGTGTTAGATGTCAATAGTGGGTTAGAAGTTATTGTTTGAGGTTTGGTTATGCTCGACGCATAAGATTGCAATGCTCGAAAAAAGGCCCTGTTTTTACGGCAGATTTGGGACCGGCAAGAAGTTCCAAGAAGTTCCAACATCACGGAACATTACAGGCCCATTGAAAACAAAGGATTTTTTCTGAAACAATGTAGTAGTAGTAGTAGTTAAGTTATTGTTTTTTAATAATAATAATAAGGCAGTTGCCAATATCTGCTAAGTGCTTGATTTCATGTAATGTTCCAAAATGTCAAGAAATACCCATTTTCAAATGTTATTAGCGATTTATTTTTCCGGTGTGGGTTTGGTGGTTTATCGGCAGCAGCTGCGATCTGACAGATTTTTCCTGACCCTATAGTTTTTTTCGAGGAACAACTGGAACATTATTAAATATCAACGACTTACGCCGAAAAAACGGGAACTTCTTGGAAAAAGCTGGAACATTATAATGATTTCAATGAGTTAACTTTTGAAAACTTAGGCGTTACACTTTGGAACATTTAGAACATCTTTGTGTTTTCAACGACTTAGCCCAGAAATACCAAAAATGACATTCTTGACAGTTATGTCTCACACATAACAGGCTGCACGCTGTGGATGGAACTGGTTCGAAGAATTTCTGAAAACGAGCTATACTGATTTTCGAGCATTGATGTCTTGCGCGTATAGCATCGTCAGAAGCGTGAAGTGTTAAGTATTGCGCCAAGTTATGTCTCACACATAACAGGCTGCACGCTGTGGATGGAACTGGTTCGAAGGGGGTTGACAAAACTGAAAATCTTGGTAAGCTCCTGAGCGTAGCTTTGCAGCAAGGCAGCATAAGCAAGCGCTTGGAGCTTAGTTTTCCAACGCAGAAAAATCCCAGAATTATGTCTCACACATAACAGGCCGCACGCTGTGGATGGAACTGGTTTGACCGGTCAAGGTCGCATGCCGCATGCCGCATGCCGCACGCTGTGGATGGAACTGGTTCGACAGGTCAAGGTCAAGGTCAAGGTCAAGGTCAAGGTCAAGGTCAAGGTCAAGGTCAAGGTCAAGGTAGCGCCAAACGGCAGACAAAAAAAGGGCGACACCC